CGTGGTGTTGGCGATATGAGAGTCCTGTGCAGTACCGTCAGCAGCGATATCCCGGCCATCTACGAGGCCAGATACAATGATTGCCCCTGCCACATCAATGCCAGCGCCAAAGAGAACCAGCCCAGTGGCGGCAGGGGATGCACCATCCTGCCGTATGTACAGAGTGTCGTGGACGTGGGTTTCCGACTCTAGGTCGCCACCGCCATCCTCAACGATGTTCCCATCCAGACTTATCAGGCCGAGATCGACAAGCTCTGACACACGTACGAAACTGTCGAGGTGATCCTTGGTACGGCGCTCGTGAATCTGCACCGCCTCCCGAATCGCCTCAAGCGCACGGGAATGAGATTCTAATGTCTCACCAACTGTAGGGATCGAGGGATACGCCTTGTTGGGTTTGAACGATATCTGAGACATTAGACTTGCTTCAATGCACGAGGGGTAGTACCTATCTGTACCGAATAGAGGTCGGTATTACCGTACATATCGAAACACCAGAGATCGTCCTTGAACCCAGTGGGCAGGCGAACGATGTCCTCGTTGTAGATGACCTTATCGAAACGGACCTCCGAACCAGAACCAGAGCCGGTCTTAACGATCAAGCGGATCGCAAGCGTCTGGAAGTTGAGCAAGTCCTCCGGGTACAACAGGCTACCGCCCAGCGGTTGATGCGTCTCTGCCTCAGTCCAACTTGGCACGAGGCCGATAGCTTGGGCAGGAGTTCCACCCAGCACATGACCGTTAAGGGTGTTCAGTCCACGAGTCTCGATACCACTGGAGGGACCCGATGTAGGGTAGTCGGCAGTGGGTACTGTGAGAGTTGTTCCGGTATATCGTACGGCCTTGGTTACACGGACATCATCGATATGCCCATCCAGAACATCAGTGAATATCTGGCTGGATGCGTTGTCCCATGCACCGACAGTAATCGGAACGCCACCGATGCTCTGCGATGGGTTGTTGTTACTCTGCGTTGTTGAGAGCCGAGTACCGTTCCAGTAGATGTCTACCCACGGTGTTCCGCCGTTATACCTACGTACCGCCGCAAAGTGGTGCTGGGTAGCAGTTGCCGGTGTACCAGTAATGGTACCAGTAGGCTGACCACCGAACCCAAATGCGGCTTCGATTGTATACACGCCTGCGGTATTTACGAGAAATATATCCCAGACGTTTACGTCCTGCTGGGAATGGTTGACCAGTGCCACCCGATTACCGGCTGACGGCAGGGTATTGAAACGGACGAAACCTTCGACCGTCGCGTCATCTGTGGTAGCCAGTGCGAAGATCGTGTCGCCAGTTGACTGTACCGCATCTCCCGTACCATCTAGGAGCAGGGAAGAAGAACCGAAGTTTGATTGCGCTGTATCAAGCTGCGCATTGGCGTAGAAGTTCTGCACGTCCGACTGAGCCAACTCAGTGTACGCCGTAGCAGCATCAGCACCCTCAAACTTGGCGAGGTATATGACATCGCTCCAAAACGGGTCGCCTGCTACCGGGGCAGAGCCGGAGGGGACCGCTGCGAACAACTCGACGTTATAGGCACCGTAGTACGCGCCAATATCACCAGTGACATCCTCATCACCTGTCTTGAAGTTAAGCCGTACTGCACCGAAATTCAGAGGCTCGGGGAACTGGTACGTCTTCGATTGCCAACGCCATTGTAGGCGCTCGGAATTTACTGGGTCCCAGTTCTGCGCCCGGTCGTTCGATAATATGAGTACGTCACCTGAGTAACGATCAGTCTCAATACCCTCAACGTCAGAGAAGTTGTCAAGCTCAACCATCTTCGTCTGCGGCTCTGTGGGGTTGAAGATGAACCCAAAGTTGTCGCTATTGAACGCAATGTACTGCAAGCCTAGCTGCGCAGCGAATATGTTTTGGGGGTTGTAGGTGGCCCATTCTTCCTTCGTTAAGATGTCCTGTGTAATAACTTTAGCACCACTTGAATTGGCAAGAATAAGGCCATTGATCGATGGGTAGTACGCTCCCGCTGTCGTAGCAACCATGCCACGGCGGGACAGGCAAGGCTCAACCGCGTCGAGCTTCTGCATAGTGAAAGACAGAGGGCTAGTGCCCTGTCCGAAATAGGGCTGTGATCTGGTTCCAATCACAAGGGTGGAACCCCATACAACCAAGCCGACGATGGGGAACTCGGTACTGAGTTCATACTCAGCAGGCCATGCGTGTGGTCGGTACGACTCTGAGAACACGAGTCTCCTACCTACCCAGCCTACGAGGTAGCCGTTCGGCATAACCACGAAGCCTTCCAAGTCAGTGGGTGGCTCCGCCCACGTCGTAGATTCGAGTAAGGGGTTCGCTGCAACGGCAGATGACGCTTCGTTGTCTGAGTAAACAGCCAAACCAAACGCTATCGTAGCGACGAAATAGAAGTTGGAACTCGTACCGCCTGTCACAGTGCGGTAGATGTTGACCTTTGTAATGTTGCGCTGCGCAGAGTCAGGCACAGTAGTATCGATGCCGGAAAGCTCCCATGTACCGGGATCACCTGTCACAACGGTCGGAGGCGATGGCTGTCCTTCCTCACCGTACGCGCTCTCGAACGTATACACGTAGGCTCGGGTTTCCTCCGAACCAGCAGGGGGGACGACTGATGGAGCGTTCTGTGGAATGGGTATGCCAAGCAAATACGCTGGATCGCCGTTTTCTATACGTGCGTACGTATTCATCATGGGCTTACCATCACCAGCCCAGAAGTAACGATCAAAGCCATCATTGACGATTGGGGACCGCACCACGTCTACGTCTTGACTATCGAAAGTCAGCCACGCATCCGCGTTAATGCCTGCGTTGTCCACAACTCGTACTGCTCTCCTAACAGGTGATACAGCACCAGCAGAGAAATCAGCCTCCTCACGCAACGCTCGGAACCCACGTACCTCTCCATTCAGGAGTTTGGTATTACGCGCAGCCGTAGCAGCCATCGGTGGCAGTAGCCGATCCGACGACCGGGGCACAAGCCCCATAAACGCTTCTAATTTCATACCCGGCATATCAGAGTCCTAGCTCAACTGCTCTCAGTATAGCAGTACCAGCCTTGACATTAGAAGTATTAGCTTTCTCCCGCACGGCGATGATGCCCGTAACTTCAGAAATGGCGAAAGTAAATATCGCCCGTACATACCATTCAGGTGAGGTGTCACAGGATATCCACGTATCTAGGGCGCTGCCATACACTGCACCGGGGCCATCACCCGAGACATAGTTAAACGTAGCCTCGTAGTCTGCCGGATCAAATGTGGCACGGGCTTCAGCGTTGATCCAGTCCTCAGTAGCACTGAGGTCAGTACCAGCTTTTGTCGGAGAATAGGTGGTGAAGTCAGACCCCTTCCACAACATCTGCCCACTAGCATCAGCCTTCAGGCCGGAATAGGCTTGTCCCACCCTGACTGCGATATACGTCTGCGGCGAGTCCTGCCCCGGCACATGAAGTTCACGATTCGTCGCGTCAAGAATTCCCGCGAAAGGCCACACCCTAAAGCTCCTGATCGATGCCCAATTGGACATTCGCGAGATTAGTAATCTTAGTAGGGTCAGAAATTTTACGAATCTGTAACGTAGCATTGGCTTCCTCGTTGACAAATTTTAACGTACTGGTTAGCCACCAGCCACGCACTGTGTTGATTTGCAACCATGTGTTAGTAGCACTACTACCGGCGGAAAACGCATCCGGTGACGGAGTGGACATGAACACTTCGTACTGGTCCCCGATGGTGGCAGTGCGGCCACTCAACTCCATCCAATGAATTATTGAACCTCCATAGGGACCATCACTATCGAAGTACGAAAAAGTGCCGTCCCGCTTTATATCGATACCAGCAGTGACAGTGCCCGGCCATACACCGAAATCGTATACTGACATGTTGGCGGGGAGAGCGATCTCCTCGTAGTCTTCGCCCTCTAGGAAACTCGAAAACGGGAACATGGTTAGCTCCAGTTTACGTTATATGCACCGTACCAAGTGGTGCCTCCGTCATCAGTCCATATGTCGATGAAGTCGATAGCGCCATTGGCGGTACTGAGAACGGGTGCATTTCCGCCCGGCCACTGAACGGCAGCAGGCCACGTGATAGTACGGGCTGGGTTGCCTTGTACGACTTTGAGCCGGAATACGCCGACCTCGGTAGCTGGCGGGTTTTGGAGAGTGAGGGTTGCGATATCTGCCGACATCGTAAGGGTGACGTAAGAGCCAAGCTCATAATCAATGATGGTAGTCGATATAGCGGTGACGCTCTGCTTCTTGACCGCGAAGTCGATAAGTTCAGCACGGATAATATCGTTATCATTCATCTGTAAGTTGCCGGTCAAATCAACTAGCAGAGGTATGTTGAGAGCCGTAGCATTACCGAACCCAAAATTCACATCTGTGTCGTCGTGCGTGACCTCGAAGTACTCTGCGAATGAAGTTCCCTCCACACGTAGGTAAGCACCTGCGGGTACTCGTACGCCGACTGTTGCGCTATCACAGATAATCACACCAGCCGTGTCAAGCTGGGCCATGATGTCATCCCCATCCAGTAGGAGCGTAGAGCCACCTGCGGTAGCACGGCCACCACCTGCGGGTACTACGATCTCATTGGATGTCAGGTCGACAGCACCGCGTAATGGTACTCCGGCGATCTGACCGGCTGTGAACCTAGTCAGGGGGCCAGCGATGAATGCGTCAAGGAGTTGATTGCCATTGAAGTCGGCATCGCCAGTCATCGTGTATCCGTTGACCTGTGCAAACTCCTCCATCGTCGCCTTCGTCAGTCGAAGCTCGACACGAGTGACGGAGAGGGTGAACGCTTTCGCTACAGTATTCTCCTGACCACGTTCGACGGTCAGTAGATCACTCGCAGCGGAACGAGCCGTTACCTTAACGATCTCAATGTTACCAGCGTTGTCTTCCAGCGTTGCGTAACAGAAGTTGGGAGCGGTTACAGCAGGGAACAAATCACCGAAACCCGATGCCACTTGGATCGTGGTATCGACGGCGGTGATGGTCGCAGCGAGTAGCGCACTTGCGTTATTTGTGAATACAACATTAGCCATTTACTGTCCTGCCTTCGCTATGCGCCAGCCGTGTGGGAATCTCCAATTCGGGGCACCATTATAACCCTGTTTCCGCTGCGCCGCATAGTACCCCATCGCTGTTACAAACGCCTGTCGCTTACCGCCAGCGGCGGCTGGGGCAGAATATGGCTTGTTCGGGTGGGCATACATACGTGCGAGGAATCCATTGACGATGGCCTCGTAGTATTTCAGTGTGATCTGACGCGGTAGTTGCTCCGTGTCAAATGCGGGAATGAGTGCAACAACAGCCCTTCCAACATCTGTTGGGGCGTTGGTTGGGAATGGGTACTGTACGAACTCGTCGGGGTTGGACGACATATACCATGCCCACGGTTTGTCACCAGTCTCAACCCGGTTCGGTTGCTCCGGCATTGGTGCCAGTTCGTTGTAACCGTCAGTGTCGTTTCCGATTGAAACCTTCAAGATAGCGATGATCTCGGTGTTCGCATCTGCATCATCGATCTGTACCGGCGTACTGCCGGAGGGCAATGCGATGTTCTCGACTGTAGTGATCCATGCATGGGACTTCTCGAAGAACTCACGTAGCGTCAGCCGAAGCTCCCGCTTGGCGACTGCACGTAGGGCACCGGGTAATTCGGTGATCGTGTCTTGGAGGATGGTGTCGAAAACTTCTGTGTATTCTACGGCCACGTCAGATACCTATCGCGTTGTTGTGGAAGGCTTGCATGAACAAAGCTGCTCTGCCGTCCTCAGTATACTCGTCGTCGGTGATTTCAGCCACTCCGACAAGGTACGAAAGCATCGTGGGGTAGAACTGCATCTCCAGTCCGAACGGATCATCCCAATTGACTTGTCCAGCGCCAGCGCCAGATACGACAACCTCGGGGACGTTCAGGGAGTTTGCATTGAATAGGGTGTACGCAATGTCAGGTCGGATACGACCCAAATCTTGCAATCCTCTGTTGAGGATGTTCAGGAGTGTGGAGTCAGCGTACCGGGGGTCCTGTGCGTCAGTGTCTTGCAACATCTCACGCGACTCAAATACAAGGTTCTGGTACGTCTTAGCCACGGTCTACTCCTTGAGAGAACCCCAGCCGCACCACCATTGATGCGACCGGGGTCTGGTTTGTCAAGCAGCGACGTTTAGTCGTTGCCGGGCAGGATGTACGCTTCACCAAGCGCCACGCCGTTGACGATCTTGTAACCGAAGACTTGGAGTCCACGGAGCAAGTTCGAGAACGAACGCTCAGAGCGGATGGTTTCGAGCTTCGTAAACTGCGAAGCGAAGCTAACAGCAGCCTTCGTACCGAACAGAACCGGCCACTCAGTCTGAGCGGCAGGAATAGCCAGTACGTTGGAGATGTAGATCGTGAACCGATCAACCATACCCAAGCGACCATTACGCAGGATCGACGTTCCGTCACCAGCGAGAGAAGCATCCTTCAGGTCAGACTTCTTAATCTGTCCTGCGAGCCATGCCGGGATAATCATAAAGCGACCGGACTCAGGAAGGTTCTGCTCGTCGAGGACTGTGCCACAGTTGACGATGAAGTCAGTGACAGACATAGCGGTCGTAACCAGTGCGCCGTCCTGTACAGAACCAGCCGTGCCATTCTTCGAGACGAAGTGAGCAGCAGCGGTCGTACCAAGACGAATAGAACTGGAAAGTGCGCCAGCGGTCAGGCCCTTGTTAGCAGCCGGAATGTCCGTGTTACCGGTCAGTCCTGAACCATCACCGAAGGAACCAGCATCGCCATTCAGTACTTGACTGTCGATATTGATCTTCATCTGCTCGGCAGCGTCTTCGGCCCAAATCGACAACTGGTCGATGTCAGACTGAAGCTCCATGACATCATCAAGCGCAAGGTTGAAGTAGCGGCCTTGGTCGATGTTCATGGTCTGCTTACCTACAGACGGACGGTCAACCGTCAGGTCGATGTCTGCACTGTAGTCGCGGATCGTGATGTCCGGGCGAGAGCGAATCTCAACCTTGTCACCAAAGTTTTTGATTTCGCCTTCGTAATCGGTATTAGCGATGGCCCCCAATACGGTCGCCTTGTAGAATTTCTCTACAAGTTTGCCCGACCAAACTGCGGGAATGAATACACCAGCGTAAGCCGGTGAGGGAGTTGCGGCACCTGTGCCGAACGGTGTACCTACTGGAAATGCCATGAGATTGTTGCTCCAAAAAAATTACGGTTAATTACCGAATTCTTCCCTCATGTTGAGCTTTGAATAAATCCCTTTCTTCGGCTTCCATTTCCTTGGGGAGAGCCTTGCCGGGATTCTTTTTTACGAACTCGTTCTTCCATTCGTAAAACCCATCGATCAACTTTTGGTTCCAAATTCGACCTTTTCCGCTTTCCTCTTGAGCGCCAGTTGACCCGGTTTTAGGCGTTCCGGGGGCCACCAATTCATCCAATGTCTGCTGTGGTTCCGCTTGCTGAGTTTCCTCGGAAGGAGTCTCATCTGCCGGAGTAGCAGGCACGGGGTCAGTTGTTTCAACCACGTGTTCTTTCTGAAAGCTCTTGAAGAATTTTATGACTCTATCTGCGTCATTGCGTTCAAATGCACCGCGAAGCAAATTGCCTCGCACCTGACCAGTCAGATCGTCTTCTTGGGCCAGCCACTTCAGGAACGGTTCGCTCCGGTTAATAGTGTTCCAGTCCTCGACTGCACCTTCTAGTCGTTCATACAGTTGTTCACGAGCCGATTGTGCCACAGATGTTTCTGTTTGTGCAACCTTTCCTTCCACCTGTTTCACACTTGCTTTCACAGGTTTCAGTTTATCGTCCAACTCGACTCCGAGTTCCTGCTTGGCAACACGGCCAATGAGGTCGATAAGATCAGGCCCAAACTGCTCGACTTCCTCATCGGAAACCAGCGGTTTTGGCGGCTCGGGTGGGGCTTTCTGTAACTCCTTCATGGAAGCTACAGTAGCTTGTAGGGTATTCAACTGATCCTGTAGACCGCCAGTTGCTTGCTTGGCTTCCTTCAAGTCAGAGTGGAGGCGTGGAACCTCGCTATTGTACTTGCCCTGAAGCACGAGAAATTTCTGCTTCCAGTCGGTACGTTTGTCCTCGGGGGCAGGTTCCGGCTCGGGTGTTACTTCCGACTCGGGTGTTGCTTCCGCTGGGGCGGCTTCCTGCGTTTCTTCCGGGGTGGGTTCAGGGGCAGCTTCCTGCTCCTGCATCTGTTTGATTATCGCGTCTGCCTCATCAACCTGTGCTTGTACGGCTGTTGGGAGCGCATTCTCTTGATTGCTCATGCGTGTTCCTTTATGTGGTTAGGGGGTTTTGTTTTTGAAGTGTTCGAGTAGCTTTGGTGAATCCTCGTTGATTTCTATGATGCTGCGCAGTACTTGGCACTGGCCCTGCGCTCGATACAGCTTCTCGTCAGCCGTGTGTTTCTCGCATGTATCTCGGGCAGCAGAAAGACCTTCCTCTATCCATTTGAGGAAGGTTTCAAAATCGGTACTCACACGTAGGTTGGTGAGGGCCTGTACTACTTCAGGTGTGGGTTTCAATAAAGGAAGCCATATCTCTTACGACGTTCCTCTACGTCTGAAAATCCTGAATCATCGCTATCGGCCCCCTTGCCGGTAACGTGCGCATTACGGTCCTGCCGTGCCTCAACCGATGCTGGGCCGAGCTTGACATCCTTCACGCCGTCGAGGTTCGACAGGCGATGGGAGTTCACAACTCGGTTGGTAGGTTTCGGTACCCTAGACATTAGCCACCAGCTTTGTGCTTGCCGCCGCCATGACCGGTGCTTACACCAGCAGAACGGTTAGGGTTCAGGTCACGGTTGCCCTTGGTGTGACCAAGGAAATGACCCGATGGTGCGCCGGAATGACTCTCGCCACCGACCTGATTGTATCCTTCCTTTGCGCCCTTGCAAGGATGGCCCCAAGCCTTCCCTTTCGTAGAGCTAGTTGATGCGTTTTTCATTACAGTTCCTCGTGAGAAAATTAACCTTCAGGGGGATAATACCACATACGTCAGGAAATCAAAGCCCCATAACATATGATTTGAACATTGTCAGGTGGCCCATTGCCCGGCCATCTGTGACGTAATCGTCCTCCGAAGCCTCCGCCATACCCACTACGTATAGTACTAGCGGCGGCATGAAGGCAAGATCGACAGAGATTTCCGCACCCCAAGTGACCTCCGTGATCTCCGGTACGTTGAGGTCATTATCCAAGAAATGAGTGAAGAAGGCATCGGGGCGCATCCTGCCAAGCTCCTGCAAACCACGGTTCAGGATGTTCAGGAGCATGCTATCTGGGTACCGGTAGCACCCCTCCATACCATCCTGAAGCTGAACACGTGCCTCAAATATGATCGAGTACCATGTTGGTCCGAGCAGCGAGTCTTGGAACTGCGAACGCATGTAATACCCGGTCTGATAATACCCAGTCGCGTGATACCCTGTGTCGTACATTACGTACCATCCGTCGCAGTCACATCGCGACCAGTCTCGTCAGCATTGGCGGTGATTCTGGTCTTCGTATTGGCAGCGTTGCGTACTTCGTGGAGGTCGCCGGTCTTGACAATACTGCCAGCCGCGTCAGCACGAACGAGGCGCATAGTCTCGGCAAATGTCTCTCCGTTCTCTAAGATATAGAGGAACAGCCGGTTGATGATGTCGTCCTTCTCCGCATCGGAAAGTACCGTGTTCTCCGGGGTGAGCAATCGCACAACAGTCGATACATTCGTCTCTACGTTTACAGTGAACGGGCTGACTGTATCAACAGACACAGACTGGCCCGGCTCACGTGTGAATATGTTACCCGTGAGGGTTAGCTTATGATCCAGTTCCGCAGGCCGGATGCGCCACCCGTTCTCTAGGAAGTAGGTGATATCCAGACTCTCTGTGAGGGTGATGGGGTCGCCGCCAACCGGGGTGAACGCTTGCAGGTATTTCATATTGTCAGACTGAGTGACCCACACCTTCCACTCCGAGTAAATCTCGAATACATCAAGCTCGTTATCACCAGCCGCACTGATCTCGATTATGAGCTTGTTGGGTCCGTCGAAGGTGACTACATCAGCCATTAGGGGTTCTCAAAATTACGATCAAATACCTGCGAGATCGGTAGGGATGTATCTGTGCCGGGGACTGTATAGTCCTCAATCCGGTTGTTCGGAGGTAATATCCAATCAACATTAAATATAGCAATATCCACCACTGTAGCGCCAGCGAGTGAGAAAGTGAAGCTGCGATCATCGGTGGTACCGGCTGTCGCATTCTCAATACCATCAAGCTCAACAGGCGGGTTAGACTGATCGTAGACCCGTACTTCGGTGTTGTCTCTCATACCTGTCAAAGTGACGGAGACATTGTTATTCACCGTCGTCGTTGCACCAGCGCCATTGCGTACACTCGGGGCCTGACCGCCGCCACTTACGTTAAGCGTAATCAGTCCACCGGAGTTATTGTAGAACATCGCATTGGCAGAGCCAGAAGCGGGAGTGCTGTTCGTACCACGTGTGCCGGTATACCCAGAATCGGTGTTGCCAACCCAGTTATACGTACCGGCTGTATCGCACCGAACCGCGTGTCCCGTACCAGATGAAATGAAGTGGGTGTCGGTAATACCGGCAGGGCTGGTTGTCAAAATCGCGTGGGTGCCTGCGTGTTGATCGATGAGGCATTGGTCGATAGAACCGCTGTTCATCGTAATCAGACCGCAGTCTCTCCACGTCAAACCAGTGATGTCGGTGTTGGACCGCATGGTCGTGAGGTCAATACCTGTCCATACACCACCAGTTACAACGAACGTCGGGTTGGCCGAGTTCACAATCACGGAGCCGGGGTTGTTCGTACCCAGCGCCGTAAGATTGATGTTCGTCCACTCGCAGTACGTTGAAGCATGGTCAATGATGAACTGTGTGAATGTAGTAGTTGAGTGAACTGTGTCTACGATCTGGATGTTTCTGTCACTATCTTGGAACACGCAGCGGGTAGCTGTGCCAGCATTGTTTTGCCCGATTACAAAACGACCCTGCTGCTCATAGTTAGAGCCGCCGACGCTGGTCAGGATACCCCAGCGATTCGTGTTGTTGTCGTTCTGTGCTTGGAAGCCAGCAAACGTGCATGGGTCGTCGGAGGCATCTCCCTCGGCGATTAACTCGCCTGCGGTCAGGTACGCACCTGTTCCGTAGCGCACAGCATCCGCACCCATGTTAGACCCTTTAACCGTAGCCAGTGTTTTTAGGCCAAACCCGAAGTATGTTGGTGTTGCGCCCGGAGTACCACCTACCGTTCTGTACGGTACGCTGCCTGTATTTGCCGTAGTTACGTAGTCAACCACGTAACACTTACCTACACGGCCCTGCGCACCGAAGGTGTCACTACCTTCAACGTGGAACTGCACGTAGTCTCCGGTGCCGGTGCCAATCAGCACATACGCACCACGGTTCTGGAGGGTGTCGCACACACCCGGCGTAGCGGTGAAGCCCCACTGGAAGATATGGACACCAGCGGCTACCGTGCCAGCGCCGGGAGTTTTGTTGACGGCTAGTCCACGTTCAGCATTAGAAGCGGCCTTATCCCAGCAGCCACCGCCCTGCATGCCAAAGTCGGCACCGAATGCAGGCGCACCGCCACCACCACCAGAGATGTTGAAAGCGGTCCAACCGGTACTACCTGACTCAGCTAAGTCAATGTCTGTCAGGTCTTCAGTATAAGCCGGAACAGCCATTCAGCTACTCCTTATGGGTTACTGAAGTTTCTCTCCAACGCGGCAACAAGCGAGGCTGTGAGTCCCGCGTTAGTAATTGTGCCGGTGGCGAGTACGTACTGAGCAGTCGCAAGGCCAATGGCAACAATAGTCACTGGAGCGTCCGTTCCGCCTGAACCAGCCCCGCGCTGTACGTTCGCACTGTATGCGTAGTTGAATCCCGCACTCAATGACGGAACAGTACCGGAGATATCCGTTAGAGTATCGTCCTGCACGATGATCGCATTGATGGTACCGAAATCGGAGCCGTCATCATCACCAGCGTCGTTGTTGGTGAAGAACATCTTAAATACCGCACCGGTATCGTCAACGAGCGTCTGACTGTAGTTCAGGGTGATTACGACGGTAAGCGGGAAGTCCTGCGTAACGTCGGAGTTGTCTTGGAACTGGACCCGGTTCTTGTCGGCACTTGCGAAGGTGTCTACGTACACACCATTACCACCGGCCAGCCCGGAGTTAATCTGTAAGAGGGATGACAGGGTATTACCA